AGGTGTGGAAACACAGACTGTAACATATGGAGGACTGGAAAGTGATTAGGTATAAAGAAGCGGAGTTGATATCAGTACTGCCGCCTGTTTTAAGTAATGATCCTGATAATGCTGCAATGAGTTATGCATATAAAATGGCAATGCAAAAAATCATTTTGTTATCAATAAGGACTTCACTGTATGCAAATATCGACAAGATGGATGAAGAAGTTCTTGATCTCATGGCTCTTGAATTCAGGGCACAGTACTATGATGAGGGGTTGCCACTTGAAGTGAAAAGGAAGCTTATTAAAAATGCACTTGCTTGGTATCAAAGAGCAGGTACTAAAAGTGCGGTAAACGAGCTTATACAAACCGTATTCGGAGAGGGAGAAGTTGTTGAATGGTTTGATTTTACAGACCCACCTTTTACTCCGGGAATGTTTGAAATAGCTACAAACTCAAGGGTAACGGAGGAGTTGATTAATTATTTCTCAAATCTTATTCACAGGGTTAAAAATGCACGTTCCCATATCAGAAGAATTACTATCATAAGAACGATTGGCATGGAGGAAAGAGTTGCTTCAGGAGTAATAACCAAACCGCAAAGAACTGTTTATAACAGTAGAAGTAAGGAAAAATCTTCAGCAAATAAACATTCAATAGGAGCAGGGATGATATGTATACCGGAAGTAACCATTCTAAATGATACTCTTAACAAGGAGTATACGGTCGGTATGGAAAACAAGGCATTTTCAGGAGCGGTAACAGAGCCACAGATTTATATTTACAATTAAAAGATATAAAACAGGAGGACGAGAAATGGCAGGAGTATTTAAAGAAGCTGTTTTGACAACAAAGGGAATAGCACTGCTTGCAAAAGCACAAGCCGGAGAAACAAAGATAGAACTTACAAAGGCGGCAACCGGAGACGGTTCATACAGGACTAATGAGGTACTTATAAGTAAGACGGCTTTAAAATCAAAAAAACAGGAATTTAAACTGGAATCAGTAAGAAGGCAGAACGATACAAATGTATTTGTAAAGTTTATCATCACAAACAAGCAAAGTTCAGGAAACCTGCAAAACGGGTATTATATTAAAGAAGTAGGCATATATGCCAAAGATCCTGATGAGGGAGAAATCCTGTATGCAATTGCAATAGCAAATGAAAATCAGTGGGATTATCTTCCGGCATACAATGACCTGCTGCCGTCAACGATTACGGTGAATTTCTTAACAGAGGTATCCAATGCAGACAGCGTGGTAATTCAGATGCAAGCACCGCCACAAGTAAGTACATTGGTACTTGCAGATGATGATACCGGAAAGAAGTATAAGCTGGGCATTAAAAACGGTGCATTTTACTATGAGGAGGTAGATGATTAATGGCTAAGCATTTTATAGCAGATAAGGAAACACTTGATAAGGTATATGACATTTTAAAAGCAGAGGAAGTGTACGGTTTCATTGAACATTTTTCAGAAACAAACCCTGCAAAACGGATTGAGTACATAGGCAAAAATAAGGATTATGTGCCAATTACTCAAGATTTAAATAACAGCACTGTGAACTATGGTTCTTGGGAGAGTTTCCCCGTGCTTGTAAACAACAAACCATGGATGGTAAAAGAAAACGGTGTTCCTGATTACAGACTTAAGGAAGATGACTATACAAAAAAACTTGATGGTACTTTGTCAGGAGTAGAAAACTCTTCGTATCCCGGTGGAGCATTTGCATGGCTTCAAAAAGTTTACAGTAGACAGGAGATACTTGGAAACGACAGATATGTATATTTTAGCATGGTCAAAAGGGATGGTTTTGAAGCTGTGGGTTTTAGGGAATGGAATTCTGAGAGTAACACATATGATGAAGTTGAAGGTATATGGATTCCAATGTTTTACGGTACTGCTGCACAGCAAGATGTGGTAAGCATTTTTTCAACAAAAAAAGGGAATACGGAAAATAATAAGTGGATTACAAGCATAGCCGGAACAATGCCTGTTATGAAGCAGGACAATGTATCACTTAAAAGTGTAGTCAGAGGCATTGAATTGTGGAAAGATGAAATGACCATGAAAGGCTACAGGTTATTTGAAGGTTCAATAATAAATGTCATTAATGACCTGCTTATCATGTTTACAAAAACAAGCGACCTGAAGTCTGTATTAGGAAAAGGTGCACAAGATATAAATGCAGATGGAATGATTAAAAATGAAATTATTGGTGGTGGACAGTTCAAGGGAACTGATGACGGGCAAAGCCTTAACAAGATATTTCATTCAATTGTTCTCGGCTCATATCAGCAAGGACAGGTAGATACAAGAATGTTCATAGTTGGTGATACTCTCAGGATACTATCTGACCAGTATACAACGACAAAGTACCCGGTAGCGGATGATAAGCAGCGACTGCTTACTGATTTGGGAGAGAATGTGCTGACAAGAAAAATGTGGAAAAGAATTTCAGGATACCATTTAATAACAGGGTACGGATTGGTTCCGGCAGCTTTTTCAGAAGGTGATGATATTGGAGGAGGTTATATCAGAACAGGTGCAAGTTCTTCTGTTTTGGTAAGATTTGGCTCAAATACAGAGGAAAACCTAAAAAAAGATAAAAGAACAGGACTTAGGGTACTGGATTTTTATCCTATTGAATTGACTACAAGTATGGATAAATATATTGGAGCTGGAGTAGGAGTATCTCCAATGCTGATGCCACCGGTAGGACTAATTCCATAAAAAACAAAAGGCAGGTATAGGAATGGATGAGCAACATCTGATTAATATGTTAATAGACAAGCTGCCTACAATAATAGCAGTACTGTCTGTTTTATTTGAGATTTCACCGATAAAGTTTTCACCGATTACAATCTTTATAAGATGGATTAATAAAGATACACATGCAAAACTGGATGAAATTGAAAACGCAACACGGAAAAACGCTGTGCAGATAGAAGATCTAAAAAATGATATTGATAAAAGATTTAATAAGTACGAGTATCAAGAACAGGTACGACATGCAGAACAGATAAGAGAGAGGCTTGATAATTTTGCAGAAAATATCAAGCTTGGAAGAAAATATTCTGCAAAACAACTCGAAAATATGTATAGAATAAAAGATGAATATGATGTTCACTGTCATAAGTACGGCATCCAAAACGGATATACGGACAGGGCAATGATGATTATAAGAAACGAGTATGAGAAAAGAGAACTCGGCAATGATGAAAGTGAGGATTAAAAATGAATAAAATTGATTGGAAAAGAAAACTTACAAGCAGGAAAATGTGGCTTTCTATAGCAAGCTTTGTGTCTATGCTCATAATAGCACAGGGTGGCGGACAAAGTCAGGCAACGCAAATAAGTGCCCTTATAATGGCAGGGGCAAGTATCATAGGATATGTCATAGGTGAGGGACTTGCAGACGGAGCAAATTCAGATGCATCATTAAAAAACAATCAGGAGTAATTAAAAAATAAAGGATTGGGTATCGCAATACTCAGTCCTTTTATCTTATGTAGAAGGAGGTAAGAATGGTTAAAATAGGTCAAGCAAGTAGGGATGAGCGTGGAAAGTACAGTGGTGGCATGGCAGGCGATCAGGATGGCAAGGAAGTAGCTATAAGAGGTTGGTATAACAGACCTTGGAATAAGTTATTAAGAGCAAAGAGACCTGTAGTGGCTGATGCTATTGCAGAAGCAATGGAAGACGCATGTGCAAACAATAACATAGGATATGATCAAGGACAGAGAACAACTCTTTATAAGTTATGTAGAGCTAACAAGTTTAATATAAAAACTATAAAAGAACCATGTGAAACCGACTGTTCAGCTCTTGTTGCCGTATGTGTAAACGCTGCCGGAATACATGTGTCCGGAGATATTTATACAGGGAATGAGGCAGCGGCACTGTTAGCTACAGGAGAGTTTGAGCTTTTGACAGAGCCGAAATATTTGGTATCTGATGAGTATGTGAAAAGAGGAGATATACTGCTATATGAATTTCACCATACGGCCGTGGTGCTTAAAGATGGAAGTAAGGCGAAGTCGAATCCGCCCTTAAACAAGTATGTGAAAGGGTGGAACAGGAATAATGAAGGTTGGTGGTATGTCTATGATGACAGAGATAATTACCATGTAAACAACGCTGTCAGAATTGACGGTGAACTTTATTTCTTTGATGCACAAGGGTACTGCGTAAAGAACCCTACCGTTACCACGGAGGAAAGTGGAAAGCTTAGGTTAATAGCCGGTGAAAGAGTAAAGTAGAACGATAAAAAGCAGAGCCTAAATGGGAGGTTCTGCTTTTTTGAAAATTAATTATGCTATTTCATCTAATGATATCACCATGTTGTCGCCTGTCTTATCTGTTATTTTAATTGAATTATAATCATTTATTTCCCATGTAACAGAGCCTTTATAAAAACGACTATCAAGCCACATCTGTATGCGATTAGCCCGAATTTCTTTATATTCTTGGATACTTTTTGCGTTCCTTATTATCATTTTAATCCTTTCCGGCTTTAGCCTTGATAATGATTGTTTTGTTTTTTTCATCAAATGTGGCAATTACTTGCCTGTTTTCGGGGTATAGTCCCATACTGTTAATCCAGTCTTTTGGGAGTGCCATTTTAGAACTGATTGACCCCGAACCTGCCTTTGAGAACATGACATTTAAAATGCGTTCATTTTTATTTTTCATAGATTGTTGATTCCTTATTTTTATGATATGATTATTAAAACAGACGGGACGGTGTGAGTAAGTC